AAAAATAAGTAGCCGCTTCGGGTACTTGCGCGGAGGTAGACTAATACCTATAACAAGTAACCCGATTAAGCTGTTTTTAAATATCTTAGTTGATTTAGTCTTTTCCGCTAAGAGATGCACAAATATAAACAATTAATCCTTTCGCGTTTCGTTTTTATCAATCTTTTTGAGTAGTTCTTTTTCGATGTCGATTGAGAAGTGATGCGCATAATTTAAGCACGTCAAAATAACGTCTGCTAATTCTTCGCCTAAATTGTTTTCTTTGCCTTTACGTTTAAGTAATGATTCATAAATAGCCTCTTCAACTTCTTCTTCAATTTTACGAATGAATTGTAAGTCTGTTGTTTCAGGTGTTATGTAACCACGCTTCACAATAGAAGCGTAGTTACGTTTGATTAGTTCTTGCATATTAGAATAGTGTTGATTGTGATTTTTCCAATACAGCACTCTGCACATTCTTTTTAGCTTGGTTGTAGTAGCTTTCTTTTAATTCAAAACCGATAGCTTTTCTATTCATTTTAACTGCTTGAAAAACCTCTGAACCAATACCCATAAATGGAGTAAGTACCGTATCACCTTCATTAGAATATAGTAAGATCAATCTTTCAATAGTATCTAATTGCAAAGGACAAATATGCTTTTCGTCATTTTCTTCTCTGCCATTTCTATAACCTTGCAATGTATTTCCGTAATCAATATCCATCCAAACTGGAGAAGCTATTTTTTGCCACAAATCAACTGGTATATTTGTGTTTGTTACTGGATTGGTTCTTTCTCCATCTTTTCTAAATACCATTACATAGTCAGGTATTCCAACGCGGCTCATAGTACTATCTTTTTTTACTTGCTTATGAAGTAAACCAAGCGCCTTAGTTCTTTGCATTTCAACAACAGGGTCTTTCCAAATCGTTATACGTGAATGATAAATAAATCCAGCTTCACTAAATGCTTTTAAAAGTAAGCCGCTAAAGTCGCGAAGTCCTATAAATCCTTCCTTTCCTTTTTGTATAGGTAAGTCCATGCAATGAACAGCTACATTTCTACCGCTTTGCAAAACTCTGTAAAGTTCCTTTATTAAGAATCCAAACTGAATCAAAAATTCATTGTAATCTTTGCTATTACCCATATCTTCTAAGTGGCTTGAGTAGGTGTAAAGTTCAGCGAATGGTGGAGAGAATACACTTAACCCTACCGATTCGGTAGGCACATCTTTAATTAACTGGATGCAATCACCGCGTTTAATGTGATAGAATTCATTTGTTTCTTCTGTTGTGTCAACATTACCGACATTCATCAGTTCATTGTTTAGGTTAGCGTTAATCGCTTTGCTCATTTCGTCTTGCATAAGTTCAAATTGTTTTTGTTTGTTATCTATTGATTGTTTTACGTTTGCCATCGTATCGGTAGTAATTAAATGAATGTTCACTTCATTCTTTTGCCCGAACCTATAAGAACGTCTTATTGCTTGGTATAATCCCTCAAAGCTAAAATCTAAAGAAGCAAATATTTGATTTCGGCAATTTTGATAGTTCATACCAAATGACGCTATTTTTGTTTTGGTTATAAGCACTCTGAATTCATTATTTGCAAAACCTAAAAGCATTTTTTCTTTGTAATCTGAACTATCTGAACCTTTAACCTCAACAGCATCAGGTATTAGTTTCTTTAAGTATTCGCCTTCCTCATTTTGCTTAATCCATATGATGAAGTTTTCATCGCTATTATTCACCAACGAAATAGCATCTTCCATTCTTTCAATCTTAGTTAACCTCAACTCTTGATTAAAGTTAGTAGCCGAAATAATAGCATCATTAAATAGCTGACCGTTATCGCGTTTAGGTGTTACTATTTTACGTTCCAAAATATTAAGAGTAGGTAAATTATAACCTTCCATCGTAAATCCTATATCCTGTGGCTTATTTAACATTATCGCCCACGTTCCAATGAATTGATAGAATGTTTTAACCGCATGACCTTTAAGCCTCCATTTTGCAGTTTCTCCGCCATCATGTACAAAGTACATTGCAAGCATTTCATTTCTACCCATAACATCTAAGAACTCGCTATGGTTTCCAAGTTCCATTGGGTCATTTGGTGAAGGTGTTGCAGTACAAGCTAATTTGTAAGGTGTGTTTTTAAACTTATCGATAATATTCTTTTTTGTTTCACCTTCAAAGTTTTTAAGGATAGAACTTTCATCTAAAACAATACCCGAAAAAATAGAGCAATCAATATTATCTAATTGCTCATAGTTTTGTATTACTATGTTTGTGGTATCAATTCCAAATCGTTTTGCCTCGTTTAGTGTTTGACCTTTAACCGCTAAAGGTGCAAGTATTAATACTGGCTTATTAGTGTGCTTTGCCACATTCTCTGCAAATGTTAATTGCATCAATGTTTTACCCAAACCACAATCAGCAAATATAGCATACTTACCAGCTTTTAAAGCGCGCTTAACTATGAATCTTTGAAACGGGAATAAGTGATTGTTTAAATCATTGTCATCTACTTCAAAGCCACTTTCGATGTGCTTCTTTTGTTTCTTTTCTAAGAATTCTAAATAATCCATTTGTTTGTTTTTTATTGTTTATAAAATGCCTCTGCATGAATCTCGCACACACCTTTAACCTCCGATTGTATCCATTACTCATCGGCTAATGTTCTGTAATTAAACTAAGAGGGAAAGAACGTCGTTTGTTTGATTTTAAATTTTTGTAAAATATTCAAGTTGTTGTTTAAAGTATTCATTTGCTAACCTAATCTTCTCCAGCATCTCGTTTACGTCTGCTTGATCAACTTTAAACTTCTTGGTGAATAATCCGAAGTCGTTGGGTATTCTCGGGTCAAACCAAGCCAACACCGCAACATCGCACTCACGCAAATAAGCATCTGAAAGAACTTGCCAAAACCGCATTGGTGAATTGGCTTTTAAATCTTCACTATCGCGAATCTCTTTAAGGTGGTTTACGGTGTTTAAACATTTCACCTCCAGCGCCCCGTTTAACTCTCTTATCCACCCATCACCACTACCACCGTAGTTCAATGAATCAATTTTGATAAAGCTTGTTTCTTCGATAGTCCACCCGTTCAATCTCGCTAAGTGCTTTTTCGCCAGCGGTTCGTTATCAATTCCCCATTGCATCGCCTGAGTAGTAAACACCTCTTCACGAATACCCGTTAAACTTTCGGCAACCTTTTCCATTATGTACGTCTTAGCGCCGTCGCTTAACACTTCACCTTTCAATTTAGGCTTGGTCATTAGTCTGTAAATTTCCGATGAGGTGAAAACACCCAAACGGGCAGCGTGCCACTCAGGGCTACGCTGTTCCGCTTCTACTATTATTCTGCTGTGTTCCATTTTGTTGTTGGTTTAGATTGAATTGCTGTAATATCATATACTTCCTCTTGAGTCATTATACCCATTGACACCTCAGGCGCGAATTGACGCGTGAAGAATGCAGCTGCCCGGTAGCGCATCATTAATTGTGGCATTGTTTTCCATTTGCTACCAGCCTTTTCAACCCATTTCTCAGCGTGTGCCATTTCCATCGTTACCCAAACACCTTCTACTTTGTCGCCTGTTGCTAAGTCAATCGCTACACCTCTGCATCTACCACCGTTGTTTTCATCTTCTTCAAATCTTAACGGTGAAAATTTACGGCTCGCGTTTAAAGTTGCGATTAAGAATTGAGAACTCCACGAAGGTTTGCCATGCACGATGTACAAGTTCTGCATAACCATTAACTCACTCGCACCTATTCTCTTTGCTACATCGATAGCGATAAGGCAGTTGCTAATGTTATTCTTATATTGCACTGGCACCAAGTCGCTAACACTTAAAGCCTTTGCTACTCTCATCGCGTGCTCAAAGCCTTCTTTGTTACCGAATGTACTTAGTTCACCGCCTTGTTGAGGTGCTGGATGCAATGTTATATTGCTTTCTGTTTGCTCACCTACTTGGTGCGCCTCGCCTTCATTCACCAATTCAATGATCGGCTCAATGTTGACATCTGTGATTGTTGTTTGTTTGTTTTCCATGTTGTTTGATTTAGTAAATTTTTAACTTCTCGACTTGCTTATTGTATCTCTCTTTAAGTCGTTCAAGTACCATCATTTGAATTTTCTCTTGATGCTCTATTGACTTTTTAAAGCTATTGTAATTCTGTTTAGCAATCTTTTGCTGCACCCATCTGATGTCGAAATCAATTTTACCTATCGTGTCAAGCGTTTCTTGAATTTTACTTTTTAGCATATTACTTTGTTTTACGTTTTGCAATGTTTATATTCTCCTCGCTTGCTTCTATAAAGTTCACACCGTCAATAGTGGTAACGGGAAGCCTCCTCGTTTCGATTAAATAATAGATGCGCAC